GCGTACAACACCGTCATAAAGCAAGTCAAGATAGCCAATAATAGGTATAGGTAATTCATCAAGCTCTAGCTTAATTTTCTTCTGCGTAGCTAACGGCTTACCTAGTGATCTAAAGTGTGGAATTGCAGGGGAAAGGTATCGGGATAAGTTATCTCGCTCTGACTCTGCTCTTACCGTCATTACAGGAATCTTATCTTCAATGGCACTTTTGTATTCTTCGTCAAAAGAATTTTCAGCCCACTTAATTATCTGAGCTTCACTTACGTCTGGTTCTTCTATAGCAATACAAAGGGCTTTATCCACTGCGGTGCCTCTCCACATAGCTGGAATGCCAAACCTATCTCTAAAGCCTGATACATGCAGTATCCACCGTTGAGGGTTAGTGATGTACTCATTTATTGAGCTTGCGCTTAGGTGTCCTACATTATGGTTTTCAAACGGGTTTTTATTCATGGGGGTCATGCACCTTTTATAAGTTGGGCTAATTATGGGACAAAATGGGTTGATATGCAAGTTTTTATTTGATAAGATGATTTAACTATAACGGTGAAACTATGAAACTATCAGCTTGGCTTAAAGAAAATAACTTAACTCAAAAGCAATTTTTAGAGTATGCGGCTAGTGATCATAGTGCTAATTTTAGCTATCATGCTTTAGTTAAATGGTGCAGTGGTCAAAGAATCCCTAGACCCGATGATATGAAAGTTATACATGACGCAACCTCTGGTAAAGTTACACCAAACGACTTTTATCTCTTGCAATAATAATCTGCATAGCCCATTATGGGTACATGAGTACAGACGCAATTAACTGGGTAAGGTTACTACCTTGCCCCACCCCCACCACAAAATTAGTGCTTTTCATGCTTGCTAATTACGCAAACAAGAGAACGCATAAGTGCTTCCCATCTGAGAAACACCTTGGAGAAATATGCGGAGTTTCTGATAGATCAGTGCGTAGATGCATTGCCACTTTAGAAAATCTTGGCTATATAACGATACAAAAACGCTTAGGAATGACTAACTTATATAGGGTTAGTATGGCCGTGAGTGACCACCCTACTCAGGACACCAGTGTCCACCCCCTTAGGCCACCAGTGGCCGCTAATACATTAGATATACAAAATACAAACCCCCCAATAAAAAAGAAGAGGACTCAAAATGACCTTGCAGGATGAAATATTTGAAAAGCATGGATTAATAATAAAGCACCTAGATGAAGGCAATCACAAGACAAAATGCCCTCAATGCCAACCCCCACATGATTCTAGTGATAGGCCAATGTCAGTGGAGATATCAAGCGAGAAGATTATTTTCTTTTGCCATCATTGTGAGTTTAAAGGCGGGGTTATGGCACAAAGCATTTTAAATGGTACGGCTAGGAAGTTGGAGCCACAAAAAAAACCGTTTAACCCAAGCCCCCCAAGTGACTCTAATTTTCTAAGCGATTACTTTAAAAACAGAGGAATTTCAAAAGAGACTTATGAGGCTTTTAAGGTTTTTTCAGAAAACGATGAATGGATAGGTTTTCCTTACAACGGAGAGTCAGGCCAGTGTGACAATATTAAATATAGGCATAAGGATAAGAGGTTTAAACAAAGCAAAGACCCAGTAAAGTCACTTTACAATTATCAAGCGGTTGCTGAATCTAACGTGGCAATATTTGTTGAGGGTGAGATGGATGTGTTAAGTGTGCATGAGTGTGGTTATACCTGCGTAACTACGTTGCCAGATGGCGCTCCAGCTAAGGCGGCATATAAAGAAAATGATAAAAGGTTTAGTTGCTTACAGACGCACCCGCTAAAGGCTAACAAAATTATTCTTTTTTGCGATGCAGATGGAGCAGGTGACAATCTTAAAAAGGAGCTTTTGCATAGGTATGGGAAGGTTAAGTGCTGGTATGTAAAGCCACCAGAGGATTGTAAGGATGCCAATGACGTATTGATAAAGCATGGTAAAGAGTACCTTTATGAATTAATAAAAAATGCGCGACCTTATCCAGTTGATGGGCTTTATACCGTAGGCACTTATTACAATGATGTTATGGACTTATACAGAGGCAACTATTCAAAGCCAGTTGATATAGGTTATTTCAACCTAGATAAAATATATAAAATTATGAAGGGGACGTTCCACGTTTGGACAGGTATACCAAACCACGGCAAGAGTACATTTTTAGACCAATGCCTCATACAGCTTGCAAAAAACCATGATTGGAAATTTGTAATGTTTTCACCAGAGCATTCCACAAAGATGCACATTAGGCGTTTATTGCAGATGCTTACTGGTAAGCCTTTTGACCAAGGTTTTAATGGCAGGATGACAGAGGAGGAGGCAACCGAAGGGATGCGCTGGATACAAAAGCATTTTTTCTTTATTGAAACTAGGGAGCATATACCTAGCGTTGATAAAATTCTTGAGCTTGCCAAGGTGAGCATACAAAAATACGGATGTAATGGAATTGTTATTGACCCTTATAACGAGGTTGATGCAAGTAGAAAAGGGAGCTACAGAGAGGATGAGCATATTAGGGATTTTATTAGCAAGTGCAAAAGGTTTTGCAAAATGTACGACATTACGACTTGGGTAGTAGCCCATCCTACTAAGCTACAAAAAGAAAACAACGGATACCAAGCGCCTAGTGCATATGATATTAGTGGCGCGGCTCACTGGCACAACCAAGCTGATGCGGTGGTGGTGGTGCATAGAGACTTTGACAACAACAGCATACAGGTGATAACCCGAAAAATACGTGAGCAAGGGATGTATGGGCAGATTGGAGAGGCAACATTTAACTTTGACCAAGCCAGCCGAACATTCGTAGAGCCACCTTCTGAAGATTATGGATATGGAGGGCGCAACCGTGGGTAATTCAAAAGGAGAAGAAACTCTCGCGTTGTTATTAAGGCATCACAAAATACCATTCCATAGGGAGTTTAGGTTTCACAAAACAAGGCGATGGAGGTTTGATTTTGTTATTGGCGATTTCCCTAGCATGATAAAAATAGCGATTGAGGTTGAGGGTGGTATTTACTCAAACGGAAGACACACAAGAGGGTCAGGGTATTCCGCTGACTTAATAAAATACAATACCGCTCTTTTGGGTGGGTGGCGTGTCCTTAGATACACCACCAAGCAGATAGACCAAGATGTAATAAGTGATATAAAACTACTATTAAAAACTGGAGAATAAAATGCAAACAGAAGATAAGAAAAAAATGAGAAGGCAGGTGTTATCAAGGAATCTTGCTTCATTGATGACGTTAAAACAAATTAACCAAAGTGACTTATCAAGGAGAACTGGAGTTTCACAGCCGACCATAAGTAGAGTGCTATCAGGATTGGCTTCACCAAGGATAACATCTATCCAAGAGATAGCTGAATATTTTGGCGTTGGCGTGGATTACCTGCTTACTAAAAACAATTTATTTAACGATGAAAGGAAAATTTAATATGACAAGCGAATCTGACGTAAATTGGAGGGATCATGTATCAACTAAGCAACAGGCATCAGACCCTCTTGATCGGTGCATTGAGGCTTGGGAGTTGGCAATAGCTAACTATGAGATAGCTCAATTATCTTACGTAGAGGTTGAGTCTAGCTTTAAGGCTTGGGAGGCCGCTATCAAAATGGCTCATATGAGAAATAAAGCATCAGGCGTTATGGCTGAAGGGCTTGTTAAAACTCATAATGATTGGGAGCAAAGGTATCTTGAAGCGCAAACTTTAGGGATTAAAGCTGAAACCTCAAAGCGTATACTAAGAATATCAGAGGCTAAATGGGAGACGGAAAGGTCGCGACAGGTGAGCCTAAGAAAACTGACCTAGTAAAAAACCCCATCTAGTAATCAGCTAGAATGGGGTTGCTATTACAAGGTCTAACCTCTAAGGTAATCTAAACTAAGGCCATTGTTTTGGCTTATGTAGCTGTCTGTAACAGCCTTTTTAAGCAGTTGGTTATCTAATTTAAAATCAAAGTAACCAGTAGCTATTCCGTTTAAATATGCATCGCTAGGGGGGTAGATACTGTCTTGCTGGCACATCACATAATACATCACTTTCCCGTAGTGGGTGTGTACAAACTTTTTCTCATAAAAACCATTTTCTACACCTTCGTATCTGTCTAAGGCTTTTTCGCAAGTGTTTGTTATTCGCCATAATCCAAGCGGCACATAATCGTTCCAAGTAGATTCTTGAATATCAGCCACACCTCTAAACTTCAATGCATAACCGTCTAACCCATAACTTGCTACAGGTGTAGCTTTTGGGCATCTAAAACGCATCTGGTCTTTGTTAAGGTTAGAGCCATAAGCTCCATACAAATAGTCAGTTATTACAGTGTTCTTTTTCATAACGGTATTTCCTTTTTTGTTTAAATAAAGTTGGTAGCTTTTACGCAAGTTCGTCTTGTCGCTCTGCTAGGTAGTCGGTTATCTGCGTGGTAATTCCCATGCACATTCCCTCGTCATTTCCTGTAGTGGTAGGTAAAGATAAATTGTTGGCTACTATTATCTCGTTAAAGCTAATCCCCC